ACTTCCATAGCATCAAGAGTAGATGTAAATGCACCACCAGCAGAACCAGTTAACCAAGACTTCATTCTTCTGTCGTCAGCTTGTGAAGCTCTATAACGCACGTGTAAGAAAGGTCTACGGATATTAGTTCCTAAAATTTGATCGTAAACAGTTGATGTTCCAGCAGGTATTAATACACCTTCGATAGAGTTAATTCCATCGATAGCACCACGAGTTGAAGCATCGTTTAAGTATTTCCAATCAGTTTTGTAGAAATCATAAGAACCTCTTCTGAAACCGCTAAAACCTAAGTTTAACGCCATTTCTTCTGAGTTTTCAAATAATCCAAAAGCAGTACCTCCAGCAGCACCACCAGAAATTGAAGCTAGCATGTCATCAAAATCAAGAGCAGTTTGTCTTTGTAAGAATAACATATTTTCTTCAATAGCTCCTTGAGTATCTAGATTTTTTAAGATACCGTCAAAGTCATCAATTCCAGCAGCAGCAGTAAATCCTACTTGTACATTACCTCTGTCTTCAATAGCAGCAAATAAACCTTCACTACCTTTTCCAGTTGTAATAGGAGATGCAGCTCCAACTTTTTCAGCTTCTACCATAGACATTTCTAGGTAATCTTCAAAACGTAGTCTTGTTTCAGACTCAGCTTTTAAGTACCATAAATATCCAGATGTTCCGTCTTCAGTTGCAACTTCAACCCATCCAATTTGTGCCATATCAGAACCAGATACTACGTATTGGCTTTTTAGGATAATTGGAGAGTTAGAAAATTGAGTAAAAGCAGGCTCAACACTAGCGTATTCAGTACCAGTTAAAGCTCCAGCAGCAGTAGCAGCTGTTATTGAACCACCTTTTTGATATTCAGAACCGTATACAAATACTTTGATAGATCCAGAAGTAAAAGCACCTAAGTTAGCAACAGTGTAAGGTTGAATAGTTATAACATCAGTAGTAGTATTAGAATCAGTTACTAAACATTTTTCTTCTAATCCAGTTACTGTATCTAAAACAACTACTGTAGCTCTAGGTGAAATAACATTTGTTATATCAGCTGCAGCACCTGGATTAACGTTTATAGTTAAGTTAGTAGGTAAAGTACAGTCATTGTATGCAATGTGTAATCTATTTTGCTCAGACCAAATTACTTGATCAGATGTCATTGGCATTTCAGCGCCAACCATTCTTAAGAATCCAGATAACGTTCTGTTTCCATAACGCTCTACTTCTTGTTCGTAGATCTCAGGTAAATACTGCTGTGCAAAAGAGCTAAAGTCAGCACCAGCTGGATCGTTAAATTGTAGGTAATTACTGTTCAATAACTCTTGATTTTGAGATGGAACAATTTTACCAAATTGAGGAGTTAAACTCATGATTATTAATTTTTAATTAGTTAAATTTTCTTGTTTTAATTTTTAATTTTGCAGAGTCACTACCAGAAATAGCTTTAACTTTTAAACCGTTTAAGAAAACCTCACCTTGTGTTTTTCTCGCTTGAGTATTACTTAGGTTTTTTGATTTATCTATAACATCTTTAACAGCATCAGCTTTTCCTTGCTCATAAAAATGAGAGGCAATGCGATCTACATTTTCAGCAGCATACATAGCTTTGTGATAACCAGCAACATCTTTAACATTACCTTTTGCGTCTAGGAACTTCCCAACGAGGTTTGTTATATTAGACTGATTTTCTGCAACTTTATCTTTGTTTTGAATATTATACTTATATTTCTTTTCACCAACACTGATGTCAAAACCTTTGAAATCATCGCTAAAAAGCTTTTTTGTATTATCCTTAAACATTTGATGCTGTTGCTCAGCTTGTTCTTGTTGCTTATTATATCTATTGAAAAAATCCATAGCTTTTTGTTGTTCCTGAGTTACGCCGGGTCTCAACTTGATTTCGTCGTAATATTTACTCTTGGTTTCTTCTAAAAAGTTTTTGGCTTTTGCAACTTCTTCTTTAAACGCAAGTTTCTTTTTGCGTATATCTTTTTCCTCATCTACTTCTTCATCAAATATAAAATCTTCTAATAAAAGATCTACATCTGAGTTATCTAAATAAGGTTTATTTTTTTTGTAATATTCTTTTAATAATGTAACATCGTCAATGCTAGAATAATCAGCATTTAAACGAGTATAATCTTCAATAGTACCACCTGTTTCTTCCATGAAAGCTACAAGCTTTTCAATGTTTTCTGGTAATTTCTTTTCTACAACTTCAGGTTGTTTCGCCTCTTCTTGAGCTACAACTTCTTCTTTTTCTTCGGTGGTCCGTACTTCTTCAACCACTCCTTCGCTGTTGCTACTGTCTTTGGATTCTTCGACAACAACATTGCTATCATTTGTCTCTTGTGCTTGAACGGCATTTTCTTCTTGTTTAGGTATTACTACTTTTTTAACCTCTGGCTCTAATTCAACTAAAGGTTCTTTAGGATTTATATTAACTTTTGTAACATTATCCTTAGTTTCTGTTAATTTCTTAGGTGTTCTTTTTTTTCTAGTTTTTAACTTAAAGTCACCTTCCTGTTTAACAGGTTCATTTGTTTTTACTTCTGACATAATATAATATAATTAAATAATTAAATAAACGCTACATTAAAGCATCAGCGCTTGGTTGTTCAAAGTTTATAGGTAAGCCATCATTTTTTCTTTGACTTATTAATTCACTTTGTTGCGTACCTTCCATTTTTATACGCCTGTCTTTTCTATTTTCTTTTTGATCTTCTTTTTGTTGCGCCGCTTGAGTTTCCATTTGCTTTAATTGCATATCAAGTTGATGTTGCAATTGCATTTTTTGTTGATCAAGTTTTGCTTGAATTTCCATTTTTTGTATTTCCATTTGAGTTCTAGCTTGTTCGTATTGAACTTTAGAACCTGAAATAGCTTCTTGTTTTTGTACTTCAGCCATAGCTGTTTTTTCAGCAGTTGAAGCTTGAGCATCTGCTTGAGCTTGCATATTTGACTGTTGTATTTGTATATCTTGTCTTTGCTTACGCTTACGCTTAATTTTAAGCATTTGATTAGCAAGTTTAATATTTTTTATTTGACGTAAATCTATAGCGTCATCTAAATCAATATTACCTGCTTGTAAAGCAACTTGTATATTTTGCTCTAACTTAGCCTGTTCTTCTTCATCAGGTTCTAATTCTAAAAATATACCAAAATCATGTAGATTTAAATCAATTAAATCTTCTAATGTTTTTACATTAAACGTAGATATTGAATTTTTAAGTGAGTTAGATGTTAATGGAAAACTTAAAGCATCTGTTATTTTTAAAGCAATGTTCTCAGCTATTCTAAGAGTTATATATAAACTAGATTGATTTATATGTCTTGTAGCTGTATTTGATGCGCTAGCTGCTAATTTTTGTAATCCAACTAATGTATTACGATCAGGTAAGCTACCATCTCTTGCTTCATTAAGTCCGGTCACGTCACGTATCATTTGTAAATAATATTGATACGTAGTAATTAAACTTTGTATTTTAGCACCACCACTACTGCTTTGCAATTCTTGAATTGGTACTTTACCTCTATTAAGTTCACCGTCTTGAGTTAATGATCTACCAACAATAGAACCTGTTTGGAAATACATATTTAAAGCTTCTGCAGGATTATAGTTAGTACCATTACCAAGATCAACTTCAGCAAGTCCGTCCATATCTAAGTATACACCATCTGGTACCATGCGAGATAAAACTTGTTGTAGTTTTAAATGCGTTAGTTGTATCATATCTGCGAAACCTACACATTTGCTTACTAGTGATTCTATTCTACCTTTATACATACGTGGTGCACATATAGAATAATTCATTTCAACTTTTGTAGTATCAGCATATGGTCTTGACATATTTTCAGCAAGTTCCCATTTAAGCATTGTATCAGTTCCTAAAACTTTAGCGCCGCTATATAATACTTCAATAGATCTTGACACTCTTTCAAACATATCGCTTTCTGGTGGATTAAATGTATCTGGCTTTTCAATAGCTTTCATTAATCCTTGATCTGTTTGCTTTATTTTAAATACTTGATCATTATACGTTTTATAATCAAAATATAAAACCTGAACTGTATTTTCGTCATAACCACCCCAACCAGTAATATATTGTCTATTACCTGGCATTGATTGTATTCTTTTTAATTCTTCTTCAGATATATGTGGAAACTCTTTTTTAAGTTCTGGTATTGTTATTGATTTTATTTCACCAACATAATATATATCTTCAAAGTTTGGATCTTCAGTATATGAATAAACCATATATGCAGGATCTACGTAGTCAACTGTTATACCATTTGCAGTATTAAAATTAGTTTTACAAGCAGCAATACCAATTGTAACTAAATCCATGTTTATTCTACGTCTAGTTAAATTGTATTTATTTTGAGCAAAAACAGTAGATATAGCTTCTTCTTCTGCTATTTCTATAGCTTGCTTATATTTTAACTGCATATGAAGTTCTAGCTCTTCTTCTGATTCTGGTATAATATCAGGATTTGGCGTTTGGTATAAATCAATATCTAAAACTTGTTTAATGTTTTGTATATACTCTTTAGCCAACATATCTTCATACATTTTAGAAGCATATGATGTTCTTTTTTTAACCGAACTAGGGTCTTGAGCATAAGCTTTTACTTCATAAGCTTTTTGTGATATACCATTAACTACTATATCTACAAACTTAGATAAAATAGGTACTGGTTTCCAGTCTAAATTAAGATAAGACAAATCACCATTAATTGATAATTCATCTTTATATTTTTGTATAGACTGCTCGCCTCTAGCATATAAACGTAACTCATGGAAATTATTCCAATTAGTTAAATATCTATTACCGTTTGTTCTACCAGATCTAAACCACTCATATTCAATAGCCATTGCTACTTGACTACCGTATTCTAAACTAGATTTTTCAGCGTTGCTTACTACCTGACTAGGGAAAGAACTATTTGAGTTAGTATATATATTCATTTAACTTATTATTTTTGATACAGTACCTTTGTTATCATATCTTTTAATACCAAGATTAACAGGTGCTAATTTAGTTTTGTTTACAGGTGAATATCTATGTTTATTACAAGCCATTAAAGCTAATCCAGAACTAATAGAAGCATCATGTCGTGTTCTATTATTGATATTAAATTTAGCCCAGTCTTCTAACGTTTTTTGAAAATACATATCTCCATAGCCAGTTTCTTTTAAACCTACAAATGTTTCTATATATGTTTCTATTGCTGAAGCATGAGCTTGCTTAATATCTTCACTAGAGTTTGGTATTCCACCTAATTCTCTTTCAGTTATAGATAGTTTATTATATTTTCTATCTGGTCTATTCATAGAAAAACCTCTGTAACCACGTTTTTTAAAATAATATAAAAGCCTAGGTTTGTTGTTTTCAATTAATATTGGCATACCATAAAAAACACAAGCCATTAAAACATCTTCAAAAAATATTTCAGCTGTTTGTGGTCTAGCTATATATTCTAAAAAGAAATGATTAGGTGGCGCGTCTTCCATTGAAAACTTTGTTAAACCGTGTAATGATCCTTTTGATCCTCTTTTATCTACCGTTCCTGATATATCATATGGGTCACAACCAAAAGCACCCATGTGTTCATTACCTGGGTAATATGTATTATTTTTTTTATATCTTCTATTTTGTATATGAGTAGGTGGTACCCAACTTACTTTAAACCTACCATCTTTATTTGGAACAAATATAACATTAGTATCTTTTTCTGCGTTTTGCCATTGAAAACTTCCTTGTGTTACATTTATAGAATTACGCATATCTTCATTAAAATCTATTTGCTCATAAATTTTAGTTAGATTAAACAAAGACTCTTTTGATTCGTCTCTAAATGCATGCTTTTCAGTACGTGGAAATTGTCTATAAAATTCATTTAAAGCATCTTGATCTTGCTTTAATCCACTAACTTCATTATCCCAGTATTCTATTACACCTAAATCTATAATTTCACCTTGTGGTCCTTTAATAGGTTTGTCTGGTGTTTGGAAGACAGGTAAGCCATAAGAATCAATGTATCCTTCGTAGTTCCATTCCATAGGTATGAACAAGCTATATAATCCAGAGCGAGTTTGTCCATTCGCGTTTCGTTGTGTGACATCTGAGTCATTATATAGTTTTTTAAAGTTATCACCACCTTTGTCAAGAGCATTGCTCGTTGAACCCATCATGCATTTACCTATAATTCTACTACCTAATCGTAAACAGGTTTTCGTGACCCTCCAGTTGTTGAGGATGTTCGTCGGACG